TTCTATGAGATCCCGTGGGAGATAGTAGAGGAATACGGAAAAGCAGATGTGATGGCAACGGAGAACATAGCTGCCGCACAACTAAAAGCCTTTGGCACTACATTCGAGGAACTATACAATGAAAACAAGTTTGATTCCTACTCTCCGATTATCGCTGGAGATGACAGACACGCTGGCCCGTATTGAGGCCGCTGGTATCAAGATTAATATGGACACCCTGAATCAAGTCCAGCAGGAATACGAAACAGAGTTGCACGAATTGGAGCAACGCCTTGAGGAGTTAGCCCGGGAAGCTATGGGAGACACTCCTGTCAATCTATCTAGTCCGGATGATCGCAGTGCGTTGATTTACTCGCGCCGCGTCAAGGACAAGAAGCTGTGGTCAAGCACCTTCAACTTGGGACACGAGATGCGTGGGTCAACCATGAAGCCGAAGATGCGCCGCCGCATGAAGGCAAACGAATTTAAGAACACCGTCCGCAGCCAGACAGAAATTGTGCAGAAGACACGGATGTCCCGCTGCACAGACTGTGACGGGGTAGGACACTACTTCCCCCTGAAGAAGGACGGGACACCCGGCAAGGCTAGGCGTATCTGTCGTCCCTGCAACGGAGCAGGGGTAATCTACACGCCAACTGGTCAGGTTGCTGGGTTCAAGCTAATTCCTCGTGGCCCGATGGATGTTGCTGCTGCTGGTTTCAAAGCAGACAAGACAACCCTAGAGGATCGCATGGATGCAATGCAGGGATCAGGCCGGGAGTTTGCCAAAGCCTACACCCGATACAATGCCCTGCGAACTTATCTAAGCACTTTTGTAGAAGGAATGAAAAACAATGTTGATGAGAATGGTTTCATCCATCCGGAGTTCATGCAGTGTGTTACGGCAACGGGTCGCCTTTCGTCTCGCAATCCTAACTTTCAGAATATGCCGCGTGGAAATACCTTCGCTATACGGAAGGTGGTCGAGAGCCGCTTCGAGGGTGGCCAGATACTTGAGGGGGATTACTCTCAGCTAGAGTTTCGTGTCGCTGGCTTCCTTGCCAAAGATCCGCAAGCCTATCACGATGTTGAAGCTGGGACGGATGTTCACAGCTATACAGCCAGCATCATCGGCTGCACCCGGCAAGAAGCAAAGGCACACACCTTCAAGCCCCTGTATGGTGGCGTAACAGGAACACCAGAACAGCAACGCTACTACCGTGCCTTCAAGGAAAAGTATGCACAAGTTAGCGAGTGGCACGAGGAACTACAGAAGGAAGCTGTCGCTACCAAAGAGATTGCTCTACCTTCTGGCAGACGCTATGCCTTCCCCGATGCCAAGTGGACGGAGTGGGGAACGGCAACCAACCGGACTGCAATTTGTAACTATCCTGTGCAGGGATTTGCCACCGCTGACCTGTTGCCGATGGCCCTTGTTCGGTTGAGCAACACCTTCAGGGAAAATAATTTACAGTCCGTAATTTGCAACACGGTTCACGATTCAATCGTAATCGATGTCCACCCGGACGAAAAAGATATCTGTATCAAGCTGATGCGAGAAGCAATGCTCTCCCTGCCTGAACAGACAGAAGAACGCTACGGCGTATTCTACGACATGCCTGTTGAAATAGAATTAAAAATAGGTAATAATTGGCTTGACCTTTCTGTCGTAGAATAGTAAGATGGTCTTACGCAACCCCTAATCGTATAGGAGATATACAGAAGATGATTGGGACAGAACTTACAAATATCGATAATGAAATGGACAACTTGGTATCAGCGTTCAACAACGATGATGCCGAAACCCTGATGAAGATGACAGGGCAATCAGAGGGAACCAAGAAGACTGGCTTGCCTCGCTTGAACATCAACTACCAAGACGAATCAGAGGATGGTCAATCCCTGCCTCGTGGTTCTTGGAAGATTATGGTTGATGGTGAGTTTCTTTACTCCAAGCAGCCGCAGCTTCGTCCTATTCTCCGCACCTACGAGTGGAGCCTGTGGGATCAAGAAGAAGGCACATTTGCTGCTAAGTCAGTTCAGAAGCCTAGCTTGTCAGGTTCGTTTCCTGACAGTGTTGGCGGGGACAAGTGTGGTCGTCTTTCAAAAGAACAGGAAGAGACACTGGGTGAGGATCATCCGGATGTTCTACGGTCACGGTCAGCTATCTGTAATCAGGTAGTCTATGGCATCATCTCTGGTGTCTTTACCAAAGCAGATGGCACAGAGGTTTCGATTGACCGTCAGCCTGTTGTCGCCTACTTCAAGAAGTCTGGCTTCATGCCTATCAGCAACTTCATCAACAGCCTTACCAAGCAGAAGAAAGTCATGCAGCGTTGCGTGATTGACTTGGGAACAGACCGCAAGAAGATGGGAAGCGTAACCTACTGGGTTCCTGTTCCTACCTTGAACAGTGAGGTTGATGTCACCGATGAGGACAAGGAACTGATGACCATGTTCGTTGAGTCCGTCAAGGCGCATAATGAAGGTGTGATGACACAGCATCGTGAGGCTGTAAAGCTGATCATGTCCGATGAGGACAGTGACTTGGCTGCGGACTTTGAAGATGCTTCTGCAGCTTAACCTTCAGGACTACCTGAACAAAGCAACCCGGGGGGAGTTGGATCTTCCCCCGGTCTCTTTGAAGCAATTCACAGCAGACTGTGAGGAAGCAGTTTCCCGGCAACTACGCAGGGAGAACAAGCCATATCGTCTGCGTATGTCCGGCTTGGGTCGGCCCTTGTGTCAACAGCTTGTTGAACGAAGCGGTGTCCGGGAAGAGATGGACTACAACGGTGTGCTGCGATTCCTGTTTGGGGATATTGTGGAAGCCCTAATGATGTTGCTCCTGCGTGAGGTAGGGGCTAAGATTGTTAGCTTTCAGGAATCTGTTGAACTGGAGATTGCCGGGCAACAAATCCGGGGAACCCTAGACTTAATCCTTGAGGATGAGTTGGGCCAGAAGAAGGTGTGGGACATCAAGTCCGCAAGTGAATGGGCCTTCAACTACAAATATTCTGGTGGATATGATAAACTCAAAGAGGATGACCCCTTTGGCTACCTGATGCAGGGTTACCTATACTCAGAGGCCACAGGATTGCCATTTGGGGGCTGGATAGTGATAAACAAGTCCAGTGGGCAGGTTTTGATCGTGGAAGCCCCAGATTGGCAGGAAGAGGACAAGAAAGCATACCTGAAGGATGCTGAACGGCGGGTGCGTATCCTAACTGACCCTGACTCGAAGGTAGTCAAATTAAACACAGAGTTTGAAACCTATCGTGTCAATGGTATTCTTGATAGGACGGGCAATAAGACATTGGCTAAACAGTGCAGCATGTGCGGCTATCGTTCTCACTGCTGGCCCAATGCGGTGTTGCATGACAAGGTAACATCCAAAGCCAAGAACCCACCACAGGTTTGGTATTCACTCCTGAAGAATAAAGCCCTGTGATATGCCAGTCCTATACACCAAAGAATATGATCTGTCTCTCGTTGACTTGAACGAAGACCTGCTGATGGTCTATGTGGAATCCCACAATCGGACAGGCGGCGGGAGACGGATCGTATTTCTCCGGCAACACGAACGGGGCATCCCCGTAACTTTACGCGAGAACTATTCTGACAGCGGTATCATCACCCCGGCAACAGAGGTGCGTGACCTAGAGGCTGTTGAATCTTGCTTTCAGATGATCGGTAACCACCTTGCAAACGGAAGAACTGTATGCGTTCCGATTTACCCCCTAACAGAAGAAACTATAGCAATCGAAAAACAATCCCCGAAAGTGGCCGCGTATCTCAAAAAACGGATGGCAAGCTACAACATGAAATACCATTTGGGAAATACTACAAGATGAAACGCTTTGCGGGATACAGGTCACAGTTTGAATTGAACTTGGCACGGACACTGGTAAAGAACAAGATTGAGTTTGAATACGAGAAAGCCAAGATAACTTACCAGCCAAAAGTTCGGGTCTACACTCCCGATTTCTATATCCCGGCAACGAATATCTACATAGAAGCAAAAGGCCACCTAGATAAAGACGATAGGGTTAAGATGCGTCTGGTCAAGGAACAACACCCGGACTTGGATATCCGGTTTGTTTTCCTGCGGGCATCTAATCGTCTTTACAAAGGTAGCAAGACCACCTATGCTGCGTGGTGTGAACGATACGGATTTGAGTGGGCAGAAGGGACAATACCGTCCGAATGGCTGAAGAAAGCGAAAACAAAATGACAGACAATGATAACGAAGACATCGATAAGCAGATTGAGATGGCAACGCTTCTCCCTGACAGATGGTATGTGATATTTCAGAACAACAAGCACGATGACAATGTTACTATGTCTGCCTACGATACAACAAGCGGACCCCAAGAGGATGGCTACTACGATTCCGGAACTGTAATCCAGAACGGCATCATCGAGTTGTTGGAAAATGATTTTGAACGGATAGTCGAGGCTGGTATGGCCCGTCTGTCATTCAAGCAACTCGAAGAGGAGATAATCTCCGAAGTCAACGAGGAACTTGGTATCTCTATTGACGAACGCGGCGATAACATAATCAAGGTGGATTTCGGAGCAAAGCAATGAACGAGTATCAGAAAGCATGTTTGACTACTGCCGTATATCCCAAGATGCACAGCGTGACCTACCCTGCTCTGGGTTTGGCTGGTGAGGCAGGAGAGGTTGCCGACAAGATAAAGAAGATGCTGCGTGACAAGATTGATTCCCCGGAGTATCGGGAACAAGTCATGCTTGAGTTGGGAGATGTGCTGTGGTATGCTGCAGTTCTGGCAAGCGACTTGGGGTATGACCTCGAGACAGTCGCTAATCGCAACCTAGAGAAGTTGCAGGGTCGCCAGAAACGCGGAACACTACATGGCACAGGAGACAACAGATAATGGATGCCCAGCTAAGTCACGAAGAATATATGCGGGAGAAAGCTATTCTGGAAGACAGACACACTAAACATCTGGATATGGTGAACAGTCCCCCGCACTA